GTCTATTCCAATCATCCAAATCACTTTCAGATCCAAGTCTGAGTAATTACCAGACAATTCTGCCACAACAATTAAAACTCTGAAGGCAAAGAGAATAACGACGGGGGACATGCCCTTATCATAATTCTCGTAATCGCCTGCAAACATATTATCCTTACCATGCTTGGTAATATGATTATAAATTTCAGTCCACTCAATGGATTGAGCAATAGTTCCTACACAAGTTTCAAATAACAATTTAAAATTTGTGATAAATCTGGATAAAGATAAAGTGTATTTGCGAACAACGATGCTCCAATCGACTGGGGCACCGGCAAACAATCTGGTTTTCATAGCTTCTATCTTGGCAAACGTGACAGCTTCATCCTTGAGAGCAGCATTAAAATTTGGGTAAACTCTAATTAATTGCTCATACATTTCAATAATTTCTAGCACTCGATCCATAACGACATCGTCAAAAGTGAATTTCTTTTGATAAATGTCGTCAGGCGGAAGCTCGACAATCAAATGTTGTTTGCACTTTTTAAATGGATTACCAGCACTTGTATTGATCTTGATGGGATCGATATAAGCAACACCAGGCATACCATTTATAGCAGTCTCCATGTCCAAAACATGCACTTGGAGTTTCAATTGGTCATAATCTATGTCTTTTAATATCTTTGCAAGATATGATTGGTAAGCATCTTCTAATATATCTAGATTAATTAGACCGTTTGGGTGGACCATTTTGTTAGCATTATTATACCAAGGTTCCCAACTTCTCATGGCTGGAGGGCCACAAGTGAATTGGTAACCATAATTGATTAAGATATCGCTCATAGGAGTGTTCTCAACTCTTGAAGAATATGATGGTCTAAAACCATCAAAAGAACCAAAAACCTCTGCAGATCCACTTTCCAAGAAGCGAAAAGGACTCTTTGGGTGTAAATCAACAATGCTTCGTTCATATCCTGGAGCGGATAACATAGCGTTACCGTTTTGTACCACATATTGAGTACCAATATAGCTGGTTAATTTTTTAAGGTCAATTTTAGTAGAAACACCAAAAGATTGAATATTACCAGC